AGTTTCTTGGAAAATTACGAAGATGTAGCTGCAAGAATCCAGCGATTCTGGGCTACCCACAAAGACGGCAAGATTCACACATCAATCATGGATATCAATTTGGAGAAGGGCTATGTCTTAGTCGAATGCCGTGTATATCGCCATTACGACGACCAAGAGCCAGCCGGTATCGATTACGCATTCGGCAACGTAAACACCTACAACGTCCAGATGAAAAAATGGTTCGTCGAAGATACAGTCACTAGCGCTATTGGAAGATGCGTTGGTCTGGTACTTGGATCTGATAAGCGACCAACAGTGCAGAATATGCAGCAAGTTGAGCGAATCGATTCAAAGATTGTTCAAGATTCTGCCGTTGCCTATGACTACTGGAACACAAAGCATGGAGACGTGCCATCGTTTAAGACACGCGAAGAGGCAGAAGAGGCTGGCATTCCAACGCTCGGAGTAGCTATTGACACCATCAAAGAAACACTAGGCGGCGTTCAAGTAGCTGCTGCACCAATGTGCGCTCATGGTCACATGATTTGGCGTGAATCAAAGAAAGATGCACCGAAATCATGGGGCGGATATTTCTGCGTTGAAAAGGTAAAGGCGAAGCAGTGTTCTCCAGTGTGGAACGTTCTCGGATCTGATGGACAATGGCGGCCGCAAGTATGAGCCGCGTCACTGAGATGATTGATGTGGACACAATGATTGGTCGGACTCTTATTGATGGCAAGATAGTCGCAGAGTTTAAGTGTGAGCAGTGCGATCATTGCCAACGCATAGAGATTCTAGATCGTGCCGGTTATCAACGCGATGTTTCTGGCGAGCCAATACTCTGGTTCTGTGGCCAATGCAGAAAATGACAGTAACGCCTGCCGATGAGTGGGCTATACATAAACGCGCTAGTGACGTGGTCTTTGCTCAAGAAGCAATACTCGGCGTCATTCAGTATTACAACAAGCTAAACAATCATGAACGCGTAGTCGAATACGCCGAATCACTAGCTGCGGAATTATGCGTGGCCAGATATTTCGGACTTGACTACGACATAAATGACAATAAAGGCAAAAGCCGATCTGATGTAGGCAAAGGCATTGAAGTCAAGTGGACGTCATATCAAGGCGGCAATCTCATCATCTCGCCTAATGATCGTGAGAGTGATGTGGCCGTCTTAGTGGTCGGCAAGTCTCCGGTTTATTACATCGTTGGCTGGCTCCCAGTGTCCTTTGCTAAACGCAAGCGTTTCAAGAATCCACGTCAAGATTCATGGTGGGTAGATCAAGGCAATCTGAACCCAATCGAAAACTTAGCAAGGAGCGAGTATGCCGCTATTGCGATTTGATTGCTCAATCTGTAAGAAGCTCTATGGTGATGGGCGTAAAGAACACCTAATCACTAAGGGAGCCGAATTGACGATGCACGAATGGTTCGCTCAATGCTCTGGTTGTGGGGCATTCTCGGTCAAGTTAGTCGATGATTCGTTGGTGGCTGGCCTTGAGTAACGCGTACATGCCACCAAGTCAGACTGACGATTGGGCGACTCCCATAGAGCTCTGGAACAAGCTTGATCAGATGCACGACTTTGACGTTGATGCAGCAGCTAGTCAGGCCAATCATCTATGTCTGGACTGGTACGGATTAGATCATGAGAATCCGAAGCGACGCGATGGGCTTACAACATCATGGAATGGTCGGACAGTGTGGATCAATCCGCCTTATGGTCGAGTGATTGCTCAATGGACTAAAGCTGCACAAAGGCACGCTGCCGGGGGGGGGTCAGTAGTTATGCTATTGCCATCTAGGACAGATACGCGTTGGTTCCACGAAGATTGCCTACCTAATGACGTCGAGTTCATTAAAGGTCGGCTTAAGTTCGGCGGGAGCCTGGTCTCAGCTCCATTTCCGTCCATGATCGTAAGGTTCAACCTATGAACAGTTATCCACATACTTGTCCACAGAAGCCTGTGGACGGACAGACACACCGGGTTCAATCCTTGACAGAATGTCAGTGTGCGTCGCTATACTTGAAAGATAATATCTTGAAAATAAAGATAGATAAAAAGAAAATAAATATAAAGATTAAAAATAAAAACTTATTGGCTATTCCTATGTCAATTCTGATCTTAACCGTATCAATGACAGTTGAAGCGAAAGCAGCTACACAGACTGACTTGTTGAAGCTTTACGCGCATTCCAGGCTGGTATCGATGGAGCAATTCAAATGCTTCGATTCATTGATCCATAAAGAAAGTTCGTGGAGAGTTAATGCCCGCAACAAGTCACACTACGGACTAGGCCAGATGAAGAATGCCAAGTACGGACGACTCGACGGCTTTAGGCAGATTGACTGGTCTATCAAATACATCAAGGGCAGGTACGGATCCATGTGCAACGGGTGGAGATTCTTCCAGAAACATAACTACCATTGATGGATACCAGTAGGCACGGCAAGGTCTATGGTTCAGCTTGGCGCAAGATGCGTCGATACATCTTGGCCAGAGACGGTTACACCTGCCAATATTGCATGGCTCCAGCCAATACAGTGGATCATGTGAACCCAGTCAGCAAAGGCGGTGAGATATTGAACCCAGAGAACCTAGTCGCTGCGTGCGTTTCGTGTAATAGCCGGAAACAAGACAAGTCTTCGCGCTTTTTTTTGAAGCCGGTTCCCACCGCCATGCTCTCCCGTGAATCTCTTTCACCACCAAACGAGACGTTCAGTTATGACTAAGACTGGACAGGGTCGAACAAGGGCTCTCAAGGCCGTACCAGAGGCGAACAGAGATGAACCGAGATTGGACACGGCAATTCTTGCGCCAAAGTCTCTAATCGGCTCTCCTACGCCCAGAATCCACTCACGCCTCAACGATTTACCGTCTAAGGGCGATGAATTGATTGCATTCGCGGAGTCTTGCGGTATCGACTTGATGCCGTGGCAAAGATTTGTCATTCATCACGCCCACAAAATCAAAGATGATCAGAGATGGGCGGCTTCTGAAATCTGCATCGTGGCGGCTCGACAACAAGGTAAGTCCACGCTCTTATTGATCCGGGCATTGGCCGGACTCTTTCTCTGGAATGAGCCGCTTCAGATTTCATCAGCTCACCGACTATCGACGGCTCTGGAGTTGTTCCGCCAGATTGTCAAGATTATTGAGACAAATGATTTCCTTAAGAAACAGGTGCAAGTAATCCGATGGGCTCACGGATCTGAAGAAATCGTCACAATCACCGGCAATCGCTACATGGTGCGCGCCAGCAATAACGCAGCCCGTGGAATCAGCCGGCCGGAAGTTGTCTACATGGACGAGCTTTCAGAGATGAAGGATCTCGATGGTTTCGCCTCTTTGCGTTACACAATGATGGCATCGCGCAATCCGCAAGTTTGGACGTTCTCGACGGCCGGTGATCAGGAGTCGGTCGTACTCAATCAGCTACGCGAGCGCGGAATGGCTGCTGCCGTCGGCGGTACGGATTCAATCGTCTATCTGGAATGGTCTGGATACACCGACGACATTACAGACGAAAAAAATTGGATTGCAAGTAATCCAGCACTTGGACACACAGTGCATGAAGATAACATTCGCGCCGTTCTCAATGACCCGCCGCACGTTGTCCAGCAGGAAGTGTTGTGTCGCTGGATCCATCAGAAAGACGCAGTCATTCCGGCAATTTCATGGAAAGAGTGTGAAGATGCCAGCGTGGAGCTAGATGTAGAAAAGACGACTTGGTTCGGACTTGATTTATCGCCGGATCGTAGAGCAGCCGCATTAGTGGCCGCCCAACGCATTGGCGACGACAAGTTCGTCGTCAAGCTGCTGCGAACATGGGAAAACTCAGTTTCACTTAATGATCTAGAAATGGCCAATCAAATCGCGGAGCACTTCCGGAAATATCCGGTCGAAGTTATTGCTTACTCAAAAAGAACGGCCACGGCCGTTGCTGGTCGCCTTGTTCCAGCCGGTATTCCAATTATGGACTTCGATGGCCACAATTACGCGACTGCATGCGATCAACTACTTTCGGCCATTACTTCCAACAGACTTCGTCACTCTGGCAACGAAGAGCTGACAAAACAAATGCTCTCAGCAGTTAGATTGCCTCACGGCGATGGCGGCTGGGTAATTGGGCGCAGAGCTTCCCAGACGACAGTATGCGCCAGCGTTGCCACTGCGCTCGCTACATTCTATGCGACACGCCCAGAGACAGAGATAGACATTCTGGTCGGTTAGATGTATAGCCGACCTTTAGACTTCACACATGGGTCTATTCTCTCGCACAATCACGACTGCGGCTCCGGCTGCGACTTCCGACATTGAAGCGTCTTTGGCTCCAGTAAATGTCACTAGCTCTCTCTACAATATCTACGGCGTTGCCGGTATTACTGCATCGCGCGTCGAGTTTATGTCAGTGCCAACGTGCGCCAGAGCGCGAAACATCATTTCGTCCAGCGTCGCATCAATTCCGCTTCGCGTTCGCACAAAGGCAGATGGCGCACGTGTAGAGCTTGTTCCAAAGGTTATTAATCAACCGGATCCACGCGTTCCCGGATTTGCAACGTATGCGTGGCTGGCAGAAGATTTGCTGCTATACGGATACGGCTACATGCGTATCTTGGAGCTTTACGCCGACACCTATCGCATTCGCAGTGCAGAACGCATTGATCCAACACGCGTCACAATTAAAACAAATGCAATGGGAACAGAAATTGATTATTACTGCGTAGATTCAATTCCAGTGCCATACGATGGCGTTGGAAGTCTTGCAGTCTTTTACGGCGTAGATGAGGGCATTCTCAATCGCGCTGGTCGCACAATTAAAGCTGGTGCAGAGTTAGAACGCGCTGCAACAATGTACGCACGCGAGCCAGTTCCAACAATGGTCTTAAAATCTAACGGCACTGCACTTCCAGCAGATCGCATCGCGAAGCTTCTTGAATCTTGGGGGCAATCACGTCGCAATCGTTCAACTGCATTCTTGAACGCAGATGTGGAATTGCAGACACTTGGATTCGACCCAGAGAAGCTACAACTCAATCAAGCTAGATCTTACGTGGCAACAGAATTAGCCAGAGCAACAGGCATTCCGGCGTATTACGTAGATGCAGAATCTGGCTCAAGTATGACTTATTCCAACGCACAACTTGCGCGTCAATCTTTGCTGGACTTCTCACTTCGTCCGATTATGACTGCGATTGAAGAGCGTCTTTCAATGACTGGCTTGGCTAATGATTTCGTTCCAGCATCGCAAGAAGTTAAGTTTGATTTAGATGATTACTTGCGTGGATCAGCGAAAGAGCGCGCAGACGTTTACAAGATTCTCTACGACATCGGAGCTCTTACTTCCGATGAAATCCGACTAGAAGAGGAAATGATCCGATGAAAGAAATAAAGCTAACTCCGATGAATCTAGATTTCTCAATCAAAGTCACGGCAACGGACTTTCCAAAGCGCGAAATCTCTGGACGCATTGTTACCTGGAACGAAGAGGGCTCCACATCAGCCGGCTCGACAATGTTTAAGCCTGGATCCATTACTTTCAGCGATACAACTAAATTGCTACTTGAGCATCGCCGTGAATCTCCAATCGGATTCTTGAAGAGCTACAAAGTCACCGATGATGGTATTGATGCGACGTTCGCTATCGGAAATACGACCGCAGGCAACGACAGTCTGGTCGAGGCATCTTCCGGATTACGCGACGGATTTAGTGTCGGCGTTCTCGCCGAAAAGTATAAGAACGTCGATGGTGTTCTAGTTATCAGCGCGAGTGCGCTCAAAGAAGTCTCACTGGTCACAGATCCGGCCATAGCATCAGCGAAGGTCGCCGTCGCAGCTAGTGAGCAAGAAGATTCTGAATCCGTCGTGGAAACAGAAGAACAAACTACCGAAGGAGAAAACGAAGTGGAAACAACTCCAACCGTCACAGAAGCACCAGCCGAAACGGTTGAGGCTTCCAAAGTCGTACAGGCCGAGGCAGCTCGTCCGCTCTATTTCACATCACCACGATCACCAATCACAACAGGTGGCGCATATCTTGAGCACACAATTA